CCTTATTAAGCAAGTTACTCTATTCACCAAGTTCCTGTCGGCAACTTGGCTACATAGATAATGTAAGCACGATGTTTTGGGTGTCAATAGAAAAGCTGAATTAAAATTATAAGGATTGCAAGACCAAAGCAAATCATAGTCTTCGGTGTAAACATTGTTTCCCCGAGAAGAAACCAAGTGAGGATAGGAAAAACGATAAGACCAGCAGAGGAGCCAATAAACCTAGCAGTCCAAGCAGAGCCTGTTTCGTCTACTATCATCCTCCAAGAATACCAAAAAGCCATAGAACAAGGAACACCCAAGACTAGCGCAGTCAGCCAAGGTTTACCAGCCCACCATTCCGATAGGAGTTGGGAGTTTAGTTGAAACCAGCCTATGACCTGTCCTAAGAATACCAGTGCTATGCCGATGTATAAATTCATCAATGTCTCCAAAGTCCCGAGTTGGCTATTGGTGTTCTTGTTGATAGTTCCGCTGTTTTAGAAAGGTCAAGCAATAAACTAAACTCTGCTGCTGGTAGAAATAACTTTTCTACTTCATGTTCCTCTGCTTGTTCCAAATAATCATCAAGCATCAGTTCTGCCGTTGCAGATGCGGAACGAAATTCCAATAAAGCTGTTAGTTCAGCCTGAGATAGTGACAAGTTTTTGGCATAAACATCTTCTAGTAAAGCATCTAACCTTATTTTTATTGGGAAAAGAGCCGTGTGTATTACTTTTAGTACACTAACTTTTACTGGGATGGGTTCGTTATTCATAAATACTCCAACAAGTCCGTGTATCCACCTACTTTCTTAGTATAACCTGTTTCCAAGTTATTGGCAAGCACAATCGGTACTGTTGGATGATTATGAAACTGCTTGTATTCTTCAAGCATTTCTTCTTTTCCAGCGTAGTCAAGAAAGATGCTTTCTCTTTCTTTTGCGGTACAATAATCTACTGCTCTAACACAAAAAGGACAAGTTGAACGTCCTATAATAATAAACTTTTCAGTCATTTAGTATCCTCTTGCCCATTGAAGCACCGATAGAGCCATAAATCTGTTCTGCGGAACCATAGGCAATAATCTCTTCTGTTCTCCCGCCTTCATTTAGTTTGACAAGCGAGAAACTTTCTTTTGCAAATCTGGAATTTTCTTGAAGCAAAAAATTTTGTGCTCCGTGATAATCAGAGATTGAAACTATGCTATTGGAATTAACATACATTCTCTGTAAAGATACGTTCCTATTGTATCCATCATTCTCAATAAGCAATCTTTTTATTTCTACTAACATTTATGCTCCTAGATTCTTTAAGATGAAAGCCCCGATAAGACCTATAAGGGTAGTAAAGAGGGTCCAGATCATCCTAGAAGAAGTACGCTTCCAAGTTTCTAGTTCCCTTATTCTTGCGTATAAGCCTTGATCTGGGTTGTAAACTGCTTCTTTTATTTTTGCTATGTCCTCCGACATTTGCTCTTGCTTGTTACTCATAACGTCAATGCCGTTGGCTACTTTGTCCAGCTTTGATTGTAGTTCTAATAGATAATCTTGTGGTTCTACCATTACGGGGCCCTCCGTAATAGTAACTAGTCTTTACTGATGCACAATGCTATGGTTTGTGAGAAGAAGGGTTCCTGCTACTGATACAGCGTTTTTAAGGGCACATCTAGTGACCTTTGCTGGGTCAAGAACACCTGTTGATTTAAGGTCTTCCTTTTCTCCGTTAGCAAAGTTGATACCTTCAAAGCCTTGCACATCCTCAACCTTCAAGCGGACAACATCTGGAGACAAACCAGCGTTGGTAGCCATTGTTCTAAATGGTGCTTCTAGTGCTCTCTTGAAGATGGAAAATGCTGCTGCTTGTTCCTCAGTTGCAAAGTTTGGAGTGATGGTATTGGATACACGAAGCAGGGTCATCCCACCTCCAGGTACGATTCCTTCTTGTTGTGCTGATCTGACTGCTTCCAAAGCATCTTCAATACGATGCTTCTTTTCAATCATCTCTACTTCAGATGAAGCACCAACACGGATAATAGCAACACCAGAAGAGAGGCGAGTAACACGCTCTTGGAGTCGCCCCGCTTCATGGATGTCGTCAGTTTGTTGTATATCGACCTTGATACGCTCAATGGTCTCATCAACTTTTTCATAGTCTCCTTCACCATCAACAACCGTAGTGGTGTTTTTGGTGATCTCCACACTTGCCGCCTTTCCAAAGTCAGTTAGAGACACTTCGGTTAATTTGTGCCCCAAAGACTGTTGAAAGAATTTAGCCCCTGTTGAGACTGCGAGGTCACTCATGATTGCTCTTCTCTCTTCTCCATAGCGAGGAGCTTTGACGGCTGCAACTTTCATTGAGCCCCGCATAGTATTCATAATTAGTGCAGCCAAAGCCTGACCTTCCACTTCTTCTGCAACAATAATAAATGGGCGGCTCTCACGGGCTGCTATCTCCAATGCAGGCAAAATTTGGTTTACTTGGTCCACCTTGGTGTCAGTAATAAGGAACATTGGGTTCTCATAGCGGCATACTCCCCGTCTGTCGTCCGTTACGAACGCAGTGGCGGCATACCCACTATCAAAGCGGAAACCCTCTACAAGGTCCAAACTCGTCTCCAGAGAGCGTGCCTCTTCAATGGTGATAGAACCATTCTTTCCTACCTTGTCTACTGCTGTTGCGACAAGTGTTCCAATGGTTTCGTCATTGTTCGCTGAAATGGTTGCAATGTGCTTTACATCTTCTGCAGATGAAATAGGTTGAGCGATCTCCTCAATAACCTGGATGGCTTCTGTTAAGCATTGTTCTAAGCCACGCTTGATTTCGATTGGAGAAGTCCCTGAAGCAATGTGCTTGTTTGCCTGAACAAGGATCTCTCGTGCTAGAACAGTAGAAGTTGTAGTTCCATCTCCTGCTTCTGCGTTAGTCATAGCAGAAACTTGCTTTACGACTTCTGCTCCCGCATTCATGTGTGGGTCTTCAAAGCTGACGTTCTGTGCTACAGTGACGCCATCCTTTGTGACAAATGGACGCCTATCCTTTTGATGGATAAGAACATTCTGTCCTTTGGGTCCGAGTGTTGTTGCTACATAATCCGCAAGAGTGTTTACGCCGTCAAGAACCTTGTTGCGGAGTTCGGTTCCGTGGCTTAGTTGTGTGGTCATTATGCCTCGCTTTCATTGATAGTTATATAATAACACACTTTTTAGGTTTGTCAAGGGGTTTTTAATCTAAATCGTCTTCGACGGCTGATTCATCTGCTTGCACGTTGTCCTGAATTTCTCTTTGGATTACACTAGTATCACTTATTGCTCTTTCTCCTGCCTTGATAGCAGCGTCTCGCTTTGGGAAAGTAATATACTTATTGATGTTTTCGTTTAGGTCGGCAAAAGCCTTGAAGAGAATCATGAATTTTTCTCTCACAGTATCCATGTGCATCACAGCAACATCAACAACGGCTTCCTTTGTCTTCGGAAGCTCTCCAAGTTGGGCTACTTCAATCACTCCAGCCTTTTGTAGTACGTCAATCTGAGACACAGACAAGGCCCACTGAGTTTCAGTACCTTCTGTCAGAAGCATCTCTCTATCCGAGAATCTTCTAATTGCCTCGTTTTGTGCCTGTTCAACTTCTTCTGGGGATCTTTCCTGATCCTGGCTTTGTTCTAGTTCCTGTTTTTCCCTTTCTTTCTGCGCTAATTTGCGGGAAAGTTGCGTGTAACCAGCAGTTCTCATGAGGATTTCATACTGCTCTTCTGGTTTGTCGCTCAAAGATTTGAGAAGCTCTATAACACTTACTGGATCACCGCTTCTAAGTCCTATGCTGCGGAGGAAAGCTCTGTCATTAATTGCGAAAAGTTTTGCACCCGAGCCTTTCAGCTTCGTAGTTCCCTTTGCCCCGCCCTGAAGTGTCATAAGGTCTATGAAGTTAGATCTGTTTATATCAAAACCTTCAATAGTAATATGGTTTTCCAGCTTTCTTGCTACAACATAGTACATGCGTCCACCGAACTCTGGCTCGTCGAAAAGTGCGTCGATTAGGTTGGTGTAGCTTCCTTCTACCTTTGTCTTTGGACTAAGAAGTTTCAAACTAACAGGAACTGTAGGTGTGCCTTCTTTAAGCTGAGTAAAAGCAACAAGGTCTTGGATTGGGAGATTACCCTTGTCTGTTCTTTCTGCCTCTTGTCTACCCTGAAGAAGTGCTGATAACCAGCCCTCAAACACAAAGCCGGCTGAAGCTTCGTTAAAGTCTGAGATGATAGCGGCTAGAGCCTCTAACATTATCAAAGATGCGATTACTCTTCTCGGAGAAGTGATTCTGTTATTCACATCAGTAATTCTTTGAAGATAAGCCAATTTCCCTTCGACAGATGCTCCACCACCAACTACTGAGAAAAGTCTGTTAATTGTTTTTCTACCAGTTGATTTTGGGTCTCCCCACGCTTCCGTTGGGGTAAATTTTGGAAGCGAAAGAAGAAACTGCTCGGCTTCTTTCCTTCTCGCCTTGTCCGACATCTCTGTTAAGACTTTTCCTCCCTCGGCCCAGTCCTGGAAAACCTCTTCAAAAAGAGAAAATAGATCGTTTTTGTTTGTAATAGTATTTGACATGATAAGACTCCTCCCAATAATTAGATAATTTCGTCTGCAATACCCATTTTAATTGCTTCTTCAGCGGAGATGTAAATGTCCTTCTGGGTCTTTAGGAGTTTCTTTATCTTGTTTGGTGTGAGTTTAGTGTAAGAAGCAAGTGTTTCAATGTATCTTTCTTGAACCCACTTGATTTCTTCTAGTTCATTCTCCATCGAGAAGATGGTGCCATGTGAACCAGCCATCACGTTGTGAAGCATGATGCGGCAGTTGCGACCAACTTTACGTTTGCCTTTGGTTCCCGCAGCGAGAATAGGCACACCAGCGGACATAACCTTACCGATACCAAAGGTTTCGATGTCGCAAGTTCGTTCTTTTACCATGTCCATTACGTCAAGCATGGAAAACATGTCTGATGCTGTACCACCGTGTGTTGAAACCATCATTGCGATTGAACGAGCCATAATGATACGCTCCCCATCTGGGTCATCTGGGTCTGCTGGGGCAACAGCATGTGATGTACTCTCCAAGTAAAGCAGTGCTGCAACAACATCTGCTCCCTTTTGCTCTGAAATGTCGCCATAAAGGTTTATGGTTCTTAGTTCTGGCTCTGGTGGAAGTGAAGGCTGCTGAATGTTATTTACAATAACGATTTGCTTGTCGTCTTGTTCGTGAGCCTCCATTGAAATCCCTTCTAGAAGGTCAATCTTTTCTTTTTTATCTTTCTTTTTCTTCTTCGCAATTTGCGGGAATGTTGAAACTCTTGTAATCATAGTACCTCTCTCATTTCTAGTTGTTTTATAATAGTATCAGATTTTATAAAGTCAGTCAAGTCATTTTCTGTGGTAAAGACTCTTTCAAATACATAGATGTCTTCCATAGTTTTTGGGACGTAACCATAAGAAACACATTGCCATCCTGGTAGAATTCTTTGTATCTCTGTTTGTCCTATCTTTGTTCTAATTTGTAGCTTTACTACATTCTCTTGTGTCCAGTAATCAGCTTTTATCCTTTCCATCCATAAGCCCTCGCATTTTTTCAATGAAGGTTCGTGCTTCGGTCCAAGTGCTGTACTTTATGTATTTCCTTCCTTCCTCTGGTATTGCCCGTATAAGGACAAGGAGGTAAAGGTTCATAAACAACTCGACCTTCTCACTCTCCTTCTGTAAATACTCTTGGTTTTCGGGTTCTTCTGGGTTTTTTATTTGTCCTGTTATAAATTCAAGTGTCCCGAGATGAACGGAATGTACTGAATCTAGTATTTGAAGGACCACAGCAGACAAATAAATGTAAAACTTTCTTTTCTTATTCTTTTGGTCAAAATAAAAAATAGCTTGCGAAAGGATGACCCCCGCAAAGAACATTATGGTGGAGTAGGTTTGTATTTCATTCATGCTATTATCATAGCACCTTTCTTTGTCATAGTCAAGAAAATAAAAAGCTCCAGTGACCCTGTTGGGTATGGAGCTTTTGTAAGTGATAACGTATTATTTTATCTTACTTTCTATTCTTGAGCTTCTCAGCAACAAGTCTTTTGGTAACTCTTTTGAGAACTTCATTTACGAGATCTTCTTGGTTCTCGTACATGTCTCTCATGGCAGGCTCTTCTTCTTCGTCTTCCATTGGCTCTTCTTCCATTTCTGGCTCCATGTCCAACTCAGGCTCTTCTGCTGGTTCTTCGGCAGCACCGCCGATTGCAGCAGCGAGTCTTTCACCAAGAGAGATAAGAAGCTGCGCTTCCTCTTCGGTAAGGCTCATGTCAGCAGCGCCCATTTCTGGCTCTTCCATCTCTGGCTCTGCGTCCATCTCTGGCTCTTCCATCTCTGGCTCCTCAACATCAGCGTCGAGTTCCATTTCCATCTCTTCTTCTTCTGCTTCTTCGAGGGTCTCTTCCTCTTCTACTACTGCCTCTTCGACCTTTTCTTCTTCGTCTCTCATAGCTGGTGGCTTTCCGTACATCTCAGTGACAAAGTTATCACTAAGTGTCTCTGTATTCGCCAACTTCATGAATCGGCGGATTGTGTTTTCTGCTAATAGTTTGTTATCACTCATTTTATAATTCTCCTTTTGAAAGTAGTGATTGTTGTAATAATACAACTATAAATAGTTATTTTCATTCTGAAAGGTCAAACTTTATTCGCTTGGAAAGCTTCTTCATAGCTTCCTTTTCAATCTGCGAAACTCTGACTAGTGAAATCTTCATTCTTTTGGCGACTTCTTCTAGTGTCATCTTTCCATTGTGATAAATAGATACAAGTGAACAATTTTGGTCTCCATCGTAATCTATCCACATTCTGCAACTGCTTTTGGCGCAGCTTTTCTTGTCCCTCATACACTCTTTCGAGCAACTTGGTAGTTCGTCATCAATCATAGTCTTTTAAATCCATTTCAATTAAATCAAATATATCTTCTTTGTCAGAGTCTGTAATCCCGAGTTGTTCCATAATGTTATGTCCCTCCTCGGCATCCTTGTAGGCTCTGTTTAGTTTTCTCTTACCCATTGCTTTGGCATTTTCTTTTACTTTATAGATAACCTTTAGCATGTCAGGGTCGTTTTCGAGATAAAGCTTAGCTATACCAGCGAACCAACTGACTTGCGTAAGGTTATCATTTCTTATTTTAAGTTTTAAATCTGCTGAGGTCTTCTCGTAAGCAGAGAAAGCAACAACAACAACTTTTTGTGGCTCGTGTTCTTTCATTTTGTTAGAATGTGCGTAAAGCTTTCTTTCATTCCCGCTTGGGTTTGCCTAATAAACTTAGCTTTGCAATAAAGGTCCCAGATACTCTCGGCTCCTGAGTAAGAAAGACCAGAGCGAATGTTTTGTTCCAAGTCTTGTAGGATCTTCACAACCGAACCTTTATAGGGAATTGTTGTCGAGATGCCCTCTAGTGATCTAGCTTGCCCTCTCCAATCTACTTGCGCTTCAACAGATGCCATACCTCTATAAACTTTGTACTTCTTTCCATCCTGAGATGAAAATACTTGTCCTGGGGA